ATTATGACAACATATACTACAAAAAACAGAAATTCAACTTCATACCAGTTTACAGTTAGAATGGTTGAAGGTAAACCTATCGCTGAGGATCAAGCGGCCGTAGATGGGCTTAGAACCGTCGTTAAACTCAACAATACAGCATTCCCTGATGACAAACAAAGATATGTAAAGCTTCAAGGTCGTGGACCAAGAGGTCATAATGGTCGTATGTATAACCAAGGTTTGCCTCTTCCATTAGCTACTCATGCTGATGTGTATGTATATATTCGCAATCGTTATAATAATGTATGGGATAGATAATGGATTTAGAAATACTTCAAAAATTAGATAAGATGGAATTGTCTGCGGCTCGAGAAGCAGCCAACTCTCTTATCGATGTAAAGAAAACAAAAAAGGTCGTACATAACAGACTTATTTACGATTTAGATAAAGCCAAAAATTCACGTGAGGTATCACGCATTATGTGGCAAGTATATATGTCTGGTTCAGGTTATGGTACCATAGGTTCAACTTGGAAGAAACATTATAACAATGTCTGACTCTTTACAAACCCCGCTAAAACTCCCAGAACCCCTTATCCTCGAATTAAACGAGGGTGAGGAGTTTCACATTCAAACTATGGCACGAGAAATGTTCGAGTGTCCACACCGTCGACGTGGAAGAAGTTATTCAACCGTCTTGTCACATACATATTCCGGTGTTATATTAGAGTTTGCTTTGGCTCGTCAAGGTGCTATTATGAACCCTGCTGAGTTTGATTACACTAAACCTGAAACTCATAATTGGGATGTTAAATGGTGTGATTGGATAGCTGAGGTTAAAAACTCACAAGATCCTGGAACTTTACCAACATCGATGGAAAAGAAATGGTTAACCATACCAAACTATATGGCAAATAAATTAGTAAGAAATCGAAGATTGTACCCAAAATGTGTTGACATTATCATCTTTGGATGTTATAATAAAATAAGACATAATACTTTTGATGTTCGTTGGCGTACTGTCGTACCTTTTGATACTATTCGACAAAACCTACGACCATGCCAAGAAAAGTTCTCTAATAATTGGACAACTGACCATGATGGTGTACGACGTATAAAGTATTTCTATAATACACGTGGCGATGATCGCACAATATATAATAACAATGTTTAAGGAAATGAGTATATGAAATTTGATAATGACAAACCACCTATTAATTTAGTTCCACCTGAAGCAATCATTGCGGCTGCTAAGGTTTTTGGTTTTGGTGCTCAGAAATATGGTGAAAACAATTGGCGCATGGACCTCGATAAGTTTCCATATTCACGTCACTATGCTTCTATTATGAGACACCTATTAGCATTTCATTCAGGCGAAGACCTAGATCCTGAAAGTGGTTTACCTCACACGCATCACGCATTGACTCAAATGATTATTATGGTTATGTGTGAAATGCAATCTGATCCAATTGATACTGACGATAGATTTAAAGGAGAAGATGATGAATAATGTAAGTGACATTCGTAATTATTTTATTGACGAACTAAAAGCTGAACGTTTTACTACAGATAAAACTGGTGCAAAAACAATCGAGCTACTTGGCGCATCGTTTGTTGCTGATGAACCTGCTATCTTTGGTAAACCTGTACAAGAATATATTGACGCGGAGTTGGCATGGTATGAAAGTGGTTCTACAAATATTAATGATATACATGGTGAAGATAAAGTACCTCCTGCCGCGTGGCAATACGCTGCCGACAAATATGGTAACATCAATTCTAATTATGGCCATTTAGTATTTTCAGAAAAGTATTGTCAGCAATACGATAACGCATTATTCGAGTTAATTGAAAATCCTGATAGCCGTCGAGCACAAATGATTTATAACCGACCTTCCATATGGAATGAGTTTGACGAAGGTGGTAAATCTGATTTCATTTGTACTAATGCTCAAACTGTTTATATTAGAGATAATAAGTTACATATGGTATCGCAGATGCGTTCAAACGATGTCGTGTTTGGTTACAAAAATGATTGGGCATGGGCTCAATATCTAATGGACAAATTTGTTGAAGACTATAACTTTGAAACTGAACAATCAATCGTTAAAGGCGACCTTACATGGCAAGTAATGAATTTACACGTATACAATCGCCACTTTGATTTGGTAAAACGATGAGTGTGAGTAGAGAAACTTATTACGATTATATGGGAAGACGAATGAGAGAAGACGATACAAATCGACTCAAATGGGATCACCGTTTTATGGAATTAGCGACTATGATCGCTGATTGGAGCAAAGACCCTTCAAGTAAAATTGGTTGTGTTGCTGTTAATGACGATAGACGAATTTTGGCCACAGGGTACAACGGGTTTCCAAAAGGTATTGAGGATACTGAAGATCGTTTAAATGATCGTCCTACCAAACATAGTCTTGTGGTACATGCTGAAATGAATGCACTTATGAATGCGTTATATGCCGGTGTATCATTAAAAGACTCTACCTTATACGTATATGGATTACCTATATGTTCTGATTGTACTAAGCTTGTTATCCAAGCAGGTATTAAACGTGTAGTCATATCATCAGATAAAAGTGGTAAAGGTGATTGGCAAAAGGTATGGGAAGAAAAGAGTTTACCTATGTTTAAAGAAGCAAACGTACGGGTAACCTCACTTGGCGAATAACTTAACAGACATATATGTTGGCGTTAAAAAGAATGACCCTAATAGAACGGCGAATGATTTTTATCCTACTCCTCCCTTGGCAACATACATTCTCTGTAAATACGGTAATGTACCACATAAAGTTATAGAGCCATGCGCAGGTCGTGGGCATATTTCATCAGAGCTATTAAGAAACGGCCACGATGTTAT